TTATTATACGCGATGATGGCTGTGATCTTGGAATACCGGATCGAATGATTGGTGGACGAATTCTAGTTCATCATTTGAATCCAGTAACTGAAGATGATTTGCTTAATCGAGATTATGATATTTTTAATCCTGAGAATTTAATTTGTGTATCTAATAATACCCATCAAGCCATTCACTATGGCGATGGGGCAATGCTAATGCATGATCCAATTGAACGTACAAAAAATGATACTATCCCGTGGAAATAGGAAGGAGGATCTATGGAAAGCATCCTGACTACTATTAAGAAAATGCTTGGTATAGAAGAGTCGTTTACCAATTTTGATGATGAGCTTATCGTATACATTAATGGAGTCTTTACTACTTTATCGCAATTGGGAATAGGTGCTCCTAACTACATTATTACAGGGAAAGCAAATACGTGGACCGAGTTCGTTAAAGACGCTAAGAATCTCGAAGCCGTTAAGACTTATATTTATCTTAAGACTCGACTTGTGTTTGATCCTCCGGCGTCATCAACAGTTATCACGGCTATTGAAAAACAGATCTCAGAAATAGAATGGCGACTTTGGCAAAATGCGGAAGATCCAAAAGTCAATGCTGAAATAGCTAAGATGGCCGAACTTACTGCCGAAACGAATGATGAATCATGAAGAAACTATTTATTTCTCAGGCTATGTCTGGGAAAAGTGATAAAGAACTTATGGTCGAACGTGATTCCGCGTTAGTCTATGTCGAGTACAATCTTGGCGAAGAGTATGAAGAAATCGATTCTTCTTTTCCTGATATTGTTGATGAAGTGTTGACTGGAGATCAGCAGTCAGCTTTTGGTTTAGGAAAAGAAATAGAGTTATTGGCAGCTTCCGACGCTGCTTATTTTTGTACTGGATGGTATAAGAATCGCGGATGTCAAATAGAGCATCTTGTATGTGAAAAGTATCATATACCTATTGTATATGATTAAGGAGGTGATATTATATGGCCGAAAACGAAGAGTATCTTGAACATCATGGAATTCTTGGAATGAAGTGGGGGGTTCGTCGATCGGATGCTCAGCTGGGATACAAGAAGTCTGATTCAACGTATGTTAAAGGCTTAAAGAAGAATATTAAAGCTGAAGGTCTTATCTCCGGGGTTCTTGATACCAAAGTTACAGGAACGAATAAGGGGAAATCAAAGACTAACATTAAGTATAAGCAGGCAGTTAATAGGCAAAAGCTTAGTGAAAAGAAAGACGACATAAAGTCTTTGAATGCTGGGGTAGATCCAAAGAAGCGATCTGATAACGAGTCAAAGTTATATGATGCTGTTGCTTTACGTATCGGTGGTACCTCTAGTCGTGGACGTGGCCCAGCTTCGACTCTTTCTAATGATGAATTAAAAAGTGCTGTTGAACGAATGTCTATGGAGAAGCGGTATCGTGAGCTTCAAGCTGATGATGCGCAGGCTCATATGTCTAAGGGTCAGCGTTTCATGAATACCGCCGGGGAAGTTCTTGGCCAGTCAATCAAGACTGCTTCTCAGCAATATTTGACTAAGCAAATTGGAAACATGCTTAACGGCGGGGCTTCTGATTCGCAATCTAATGGTAATTCAAACAACAATGCTCGTACTACTGCACAGTCAATGGCTGATGATTTTGTTAAGGGAAACAAGAGCGACGTTTCCACGGCAAAAGAATTTGGGCAAATTCTTAAGAAAGCCGACAATAATTATGGTGCGTATCAGTCAAAGATGGGCGAAAAGATAGACGATTATAATAATACTCCGGCAAACAAAACGACGGCATATAAGACTGGCCAGATTATAAAGCGGGGGACTGATAAACTGGCGAATTACAAGTCTAATATGAATACGAGCATGAATTCGAATGAGCTCGATGGTTATAAGGCTAAGCATCTAAAGAAGTAGATATTTGGAGGCGACTATGTCATTATCCAATACGGCAGTTCCTAAGTATTATGGAGAATTTAGGGATTCTGTGCTTAAAGGGGATATGCCTGTAAATGATGAAGTCGCTATGGAAATGAATCGTATAGATTCATTGATCAATAATCCAGGTATATTTTACGATGATCGAGCTATGGACGGTTTTGTTAATTTCTGTGAAAAAGAATTAACACTTACTGATGGCGAAGATCTTCACTTATTAGATTCTTTTAAGCTTTGGGCTGAAGAGATATTTGGCTGGTATTATTTTGTTGAAAGATCTGTGTATGTTCCGGACGAAGATAATCATGGCGGGCATTACGAGTTAAAGATGATTAAGAAACGGCTTATCAACAAGCAGTATCTTATTATCTCTCGTGGCGCGGCTAAGTCAATGTATGACTCATGCATACAGAATTATTTTCTCAATGTCGATACCTCAACTACTCATCAGATAACAACAGCCCCAACGTTAAAGCAGGCCGATGAAGTTCTATCCCCGATAAGAACAGCAATCACGAGAGCCAGAGGCCCGTTATTCAAGTTCTTAACTGAAGGATCGATGCAGAATACCACAGGATCCAGGGCAAACCGGGTTAAGCTGTCATCTACTAAAAAGGGCATTGAAAACTTTTTAACGGGGTCACTTCTAGAAACTCGGCCAATGTCAATAGACAAGCTTCAGGGGCTTCGATGTAAGATTGCTACTGTAGACGAGTGGCTTTCTGGAGATGTCCGTGAAGATGTTATTGGCGCAATCGAGCAAGGCGCGTCTAAGCTTGATGACTATCTTATTGTAGCTACAAGCTCAGAAGGTACTGTTCGTAATGGGTCTGGCGATACCATCAAAATGGAATTGATGTCAATTCTAAAGGGCGAGTATGTAAACCCCCATGTATCTATTTGGTATTATCGACTTGATGATGCCAAAGAGATTAACGATCCTTCTCTTTGGCTTAAGGCGAACCCTAATCTTGGAAAGACCGTTACGTATGAAACGTATCAGCTTGACGTTGATCGAGCTGAGAAAGCCCCGGCGGCTAGGAATGATATTTTAGCAAAGAGGTTTGGTATTCCTATGGAGGGCTATACGTACTTCTTTACGTATGATGAGACTCTGCCGACTCGGCGTAAGCGGGACTATTGGCAGATGCCTTGTTCTCTTGGGGCGGATCTTTCGCAAGGGGATGACTTCTGTGCATTCACATTCCTATTTCCTCTTGGCGGAGAAGATTTTGGAATAAAGACCAGAAGCTATATAACTTCGTTCACGCTTATGCAATTACCGATGGCTATGCGAAATAAGTATGACGAATTTATTAATGAAGGATCGCTTATAGTTATGGATGGTACAGTTCTTGATATGACCAACGTGTACAATGATGTTGATCAGCATATTGTTGATAGGCAGTATGATGTACGAAGTTTTGGCTACGATCCATATAATGCCAAAGAGTTTGTTGAGCGGTGGTCTACTGAGAACAGCCCATATGGTGTTGAAAAAGTTATGCAGGGGTCAAAGACGGAATCCGTCCCTCTCGGAGAATTGAAGAAACTCGCCGAGCAAGGGAAACTGATATTTGATGAAAATCTTATGTCGTTTACTATGGGAAACTGTATAACTCTTGAAGACAATAACGGAAATCGAAAGCTTCTCAAGGAACGCCGAGATAAGAAGATAGATAATGTTTCGGCGCTTATGGATGCTTATGTTGCTTATAAGCGGCAGAAGGAAGCTTTTGAATGATATTTATTAAGAATGGAGGTGCTATATGACTAACGAAGAGTATCTAATGCACCATGGGATTATTGGAATGAAGTGGGGTGTGCATAAGATAAAGACCTCCACAGATTATGCTGATCTTTCAAATAAAAAAGATAAGCTTACGTCTCAGAACGAAAAGCTTAATAACAAAATTTATAAAATGACCAACAAATCGAATAAGATGGCTATGAAAGGCGCTAAGTTTAATTATAAGGCGTCAAAGGATACTTATAAACATGATGGAGAAAACACGGATAAGTATACCTATAAGTCTAATAAATACACGGTGAAGTCGGCAAAGCTCGATAACAAGGTTTCCAAGGCACGTCGAACTATACAGCAGAATACTGTATTTATTAATGCTATGAATTCACGAATGGGCGAACTTAATTCGGGTAATGTTTCTGCTGGATCGAATTATATTAATTCTTGTCTGTAGATGTTTTAAATGAATGACTATTTGATGCACCATGGAATTATAATACTTAGGGGATAGCGTATGAACGAAGATTATTTAGCACATCATGGAGTTCTTGGAATGAAGTTGGGAGTTCGAAAAGCAAGCAGGGCATATGCCAATGCCGAAACAGCTTCTGATAAAGCCAATGCTAAAAAAAAGATGGTTAGCGAATTATCGAAAGATAGTAAAAAGTTAAATAAACTTAATGCCAAAGCTAGTAAAATGATAGGTAAGACAGTTAACAAGAAGTACGGGGTTTTCGGATCCCAATCAAAATATGAAAAGTATAAGGCCCGGGCAGATAAAAAAGCTTATAAAGCAAAAAAATGGTACGATAATATGGAGACCCAATATAAGCAGCAAAATATTGTTGATATTTCTGATAGTGATAAAAAACTTGGAGAAAAGTATATAAATTATTTCAGGCAAGCTTCTGAAATTTCAAAATCCTTCTAATTAATTAATAGCCAAGTCTTAGACTTATATTTATCATTCGGAAGGGAGGTGCTTATGGGTTTAGTATCAAGAATGAAAAATGCATGGAATGCTTTTACAGATACGGATAGTTCTAGAACTTTTTCGTATACATTGGGTACCTCTTCTTCTCGTCCTGATTTTAGAAATCGAGGGCATATCGGAAACGAACGTTCTATTGTGAATTCTGTTTACAATAGAATCGCAGTTGATGTCTCTCAGATAAATTTAGAGCATGCACGTGTTGATGGTAATAATCGATATTTGGAACCGATTGATTCTGGGTTAAACTATGCTTTAACTCAGGAAGCTAACATTGACCAGACAGGAAAGTCTCTTATACAGGACGCTGTTATGTCGATGTTTGACGAGGGAACGGTTGCCATTGTTCCTGTTGATACTGTTGGGGATCCTCTTATGGGATCATATGATATTAAGACGGTTCGAGTAGGTCGAATAGTTCAGTGGTATCCTCGTCATGTTCAGATAGAGCTTTATAACGATCGAACAGGAAACAAGGAAACGGTAACACTTCCTAAAGAGATTGTGGCTATAGTTCAGAATCCATTCTATTCAATCATGAATGAGCCAAACTCAACTTTGCAGCGTCTTATACATAAGCTCAACCTTCTTGACTATATTGATGATCAAAGTGGTTCTGGAAAGATGAATCTTATCGTCCAGCTTCCATATCAGTTAAAGTCGGAAATGCAAAAGACCCGTGCCGCTACTAGGCAAGCAGAGATTGAGGCTCAGTTAAAAGATTCGAAGTTTGGAATCGCTTATATTGATGCCACTGAGCATATTACTCAGTTGAATCGTCCCGTTGAGAACAATCTGTTAGATCAGATTAAGAATCTTACTGACATGCTTTATAGTCAATTGGGGCTCACCACTGATATTATGAATGGTACCGCTAGTGAAGCCGTAATGAAGAATTACTATAAGCGTACAGTCAATACAATACTGGATTCGTTTCAAGACGAGATTCAAAGGAAGTTTCTTACTAAGACTGCCCGATCTCAAGGACAGGCGATTGTATATTTCAATGATGTATTTAGCTTAATTCCTGCAACTGATATTGCTAATATGGCGGATGCTTTTGCGCGAAACGAGATACTCACATCTAATGAACTTAGATCTATTATCGGATTTAAGCCTAGTTCTGACCCTAAGGCAGATACACTTACCAACTCTAATTTGTATCCTGCTGACGGTTCGGACGGAGGACAGCCTAGTTCTCCTTCAGCAGCAAATTCGGTATCACAGGAGGATAGCAGCTCCGAGTTAACGGATATTGTGGGCGACAAATCTAAGTTAATTGATACTGCGAACGAAATAACCAATGCTCAGTGATATTTTCTAGTAGTATAGATTTGATTTGACTT